GTCTGCATAACAATGGTGTGTACATCCTAAATCCGCATAGTCAAATGTTCCTCCTACAGTTACTATAGTTACATCTGTTTTTTGATATCCTAATCCTACTTTAATTTGCTCATAAGCTCTTTCAACCACAAAGGGAGCTATGGTGTGTACTATAGGTTTTAATCCCTCTAGTGACATACCTGCTGCTACACTTACAGTAGCCTGTTCACAAATTCCTATATTGTAAAATCTATTAGGGGCATTATTTTCAGTTTCTTTCAATAGATAATGACTTATATCTCCAATAAGCACTACAGTAGAAATATCCTCTTGTACTAATTTACTAGTTATACTTGCAAATTCGTTACGCAATATATTTTTTAATTGGAATTTATTTTTCATTTATTTCTTTAATAAATTCTTTATATTCTTTATCATCTGGGGCTCTATGGTGCCAAGCAAACATATTTTCTTCTAATTGTTTAATACCTTTACCTTTTATAGTATTAGCTATAATCACTAATGGTTTATCTTTACTAATATGATTTAAAGCATTATTTAAGTCTAACATATTATGACCATCTATTTCTAAAACGTCACAACCAAAAGATTTAAATTTATCATAAAGATTATCCAATTGTAAAGATCTAATTTGGGAATTATTAAGGTCTACTATACACACTAAATTATCTATTTTTCTACTAACAGCTATTTGTATAGATTCCCAAATGGATCCTTCATTACATTCGCCATCACCTAAAATACAATAAAATTTACCAGATTTATTTAAAATTTTTCTAGCTAAAGCAGCTCCCACTACCATAGGTAAACCCTGACCCAGGGAGCCAGTTGAAACGTATACTTCTTTAACTTTATTTTTATCTGGGTGTCCACCTAATCTACTATTTTTAAGGCCAAAATATTTTAATTCTTCATATTTTATTTTACCTTTTTCTACTAAATAAGCATAATATGCTAAACATCCATGTCCTTTACTAAGTACTAATATATCATTAGATTTTTTTACTTTATCAAAAGCACAAATTATTTCAACTATAGATAATGCACTGGGCATATGTCCATGCTTAGCATAGTAGGCTGAATCTAATATATATTTTCTGATTCTATTATTCATTAATAATACTATTATAAACTTTTTTTACTCCTTCCTCAAAAGTTGTAAAATTAAAATTAGGTAATAAATGTCTCATTTTTTTACAGGACACATCTTTTCTATATTGGCCATCCAATTCAGGTTTAGAATATTTAATTTTTAAATCTACATTCAATACAGATTTAGCTATATTAGCCATTTCATTAATAGAATAGTTATAATTAGGTGCTACATTAAAGTTTTCTACTATATCCCTATCTATAACTTCCTTTATTACCCTAGCTAGGTCTCCCGCGTACATAAATTGTCTTAACGGTCTACCTGTTCCCAATAAATGTAATAAATTATCTTGACTATTCCTAATTTTATTTAGTAAAGCAGTAACAAAATGCATTTTATTTTCATTATGTAAATTATCATAATCTCCATATAAATTACAAGGAATTAGGTAATTATATTTGGTACCAAATTGTTTATTATAAGCATCTATTTGTACAGCTAAACATCTTTTAGCATAGGCGTAACTAAAATTAGAAGGTGGGGGAGGGCCATTAAATAAATCCTCTTCAGACATGGGATACTTTTTTACTATATTAGGGTAAATACAAGTACTTAAAATTCCAGTAAATCTTTTAACATTATATTTTTTACAAGTTTTTAATATGTTAGTATTAATTAGTATATTATCATCATAATAATCAGCTGGGCATTTAACATTATCTTGTATACCCCCCACTTTTGCCGCTAAATGAATTACATGAGTAGGATTTACTTTTTTTAATAGTTTTTTAGTATCTTTTAAATCAGTTAAATTATAATCCTTACTACCTACGTAGATTGCCGTTGGTAAAATTTTTTTAAGATGCATTCCCAACATACCGGTACCTCCTGTAACTAGTATTTTATTCATTATTAAGTATATTATTAAAGATCCAATCCTCAGTAATAGCATATTGTTTAGCTAATTCTAAATTTTCTCCTATAGCACTAATCTTGGATTCATATAGTTTATCATTAAGTTTGGGCAAAATATAATTTAAATCTTCTACATCATTAAAAGTAATTATGCCTTCCATATTAAAATAATCTGATAGGTTAGGGCATCCCCAATATACAGGAATAGTACCTACTACTAGGGAATCTATTAATTTTTCAGTAATATAATTTTTTTGTTTAGTATTTTCAATTACTATAGAATATCTGTAATCTACTAAAGCATCCTCCTTATTTACTAAAGGATGATTAGTCCCTCTTCCATATAAATCTATTTTACTACCTAACTTTTCTGCTACTTTATGTCTTAATTTATGACCCTCAATCATTTGTTTATTAGAATAAATCATAGATACATTTTTAGATTTATTATATAAACCATAATTGTTTTCCTTAATCCAACAACCCCCTATAATATATGGTTTAGTTTTATTAGGATATTTTTTTAATAATTCAGGATCATGTGTTAAAGTATAATCATAATTATCCTTATATTTATTAAAATTTATATATGGTCCTGGGTTGATTTCCCTAGATTCCATAAGCCATCCTATTTTCTTTTTAGAAATAACTTCATTACAAATATTACTTTCAATAAAATTATCAGTAAATAAAGTTATACCATCAAATTGTTTTTTATCCCTTAAATATTTAATATTTTTGGATATTTTACTAAATACATGAGAGTATCTTCCATTATTTTTATGTAAATGTCTAAAATCATTATCAAATACATTAACGTTTAGTTTTGGTATATCTTCAGTTAAACAAATCCACTCATCAGGAAATAAGTCTATAGTTTTAAATTCATCATTTTTAGGACCAAACCATTTATTTGGGTAAATAATTATTTTATTACTATTTTTATTTAAATAAGCTCCCCACCAACTAAAAGTAGAATTAGCAATTATATTATGTTCACAAAGAGACATGATATAAAGATCTATATAATCTTTCTCTCCTTCTACAAATTTAAAATGATCGCCCTTAAATTGAGATTTACACCACTGTATATCATCACTAAAAACAAGAAATTCTTTGTCTGTAAAGTAATCTATAGCATTTAAATAATATTCTAACTTTAGGTTATGATGATAATCATTTAAGTTAGTATAATCACCTCTTCTAACATGTATGGAAACTATTCCTTTACCTGTTTTATACTTTTTATTTATATAATTTAGGTCTTTTACAGAAGGTGAAAAAATATCTAAAATTTTATCTTTAATGTGTTCAAAATATTTATAGGATTGAAAATAACCATCTAATATTATATTTTTACTTGTATTTAATTTAAATTCTTTTTGGTAAGTAAAATCGTTAGGTTCAGATTTTAATAATATACTATTATTAAGGGGACTAGATAAAAATTTTAAACTTTTTAGTAAATTATCTTTATAAACTAAGGGTTTTTGATGTAATGTACCTATATGAGAAAAATCAGTAACTATTTCAGAATTAAAATCAGAACTTAAACCGTAGGCCGCAGCTATTTTAAATAACATATTACCTAGCCCTCCAGCTAATACGGGTTTAATTTTTACTATGGGATCTTTAGACATTAATTCTTTATAGGGTTTTTTAGCTCTTATTTCCGCTTCTTGACCATTAGGATCTTCAATATCCTTATTTTGTCTTTCTAATCCTCTTTTAACTATTTCTGGATCCTCATTATAAACATAAGTTGGAAAATTTACTACTCCTATTTTATCCTTGGGACACATTTCCATACAATAAAAAGATACAGCTAAATCTTCTGCATTATAATAATATTCTCCTGTTTTACTCCAAATTAAATCCTCTCTTTTAATTTTATTGTATAAAAACCATCTAAAACTTCTTAAATGACTAGCTCTCCAAACATCTTTTCTATAAGCTTTAGAATTGTGTACTTCTAAACTATAAGAAGTATTTTGAGGATGTGCTAGATTTCCTTTAGGGTAACAATACATACCACCATAAGTCATCCAGCAATTAGTAGTATTATAGTATTTATTCAAATTTTGAAAAACATTTTCATCAAATAACCAATCATCTCCATCTAAAAATAGAATTATATCGTCCTCATCATCACAAAAATTAATTATGTGATTTTCATTAGGATTGACATTAAATCCCCTTTGTTTATTACTTTCCCAATTAAGTAAAGTCCAATTATTTAAATCATAAGATTTAATTATATTACTAACTAGGAGTGGGGTTGAATCAGTAGAACAATCATTGATATATAAAACATCATAATTAGTATAGGTTTGTTGTAATAAACTAGCTATATTAGTCTCAACCCATTTTTCATTATTATATGAAGGTATAACTACTTTAAATTTATTCTGTTTTTCCATATTTTAATATCATAGTTTTGCCTATATAATGATTTTGCTTTTGAACTACATAAATTATAAAAATCATTATCATTTTTTAATTTTAAAGCTAGTTTAGTAGCTTTTTCAACATCCTCTACATCAACGGATAGCTCTGGAAAACATATTCTTTGGGTATCTACTTTAATATTTCCAATACAAGGAATACCAAAGTAAGCACAGTTTAAACTAAAGGTACCTGCCGCAATAGTGGGCATTAAATGTACTGCGTATTTAAACGTAGATAATATGTTCATCCAACCAGCCCATGATAATCGTTGTAAATGGTTTAAATCAGGTATATTTTTTTCATTTATTCTTTTTGCATGTGAATCTTGAGTCCATTTATCCACTTCAAAAATATTGGATACAACATAACTTTGAAACCCCCCATACCATTTAGCAAAATTACCACCTATAATTACTTTTTCTTCTGTAATAGGTTTTATATGTGATATAAGTTCCTCAATTAAAAGAGTCCTAATAACATTTATTTCTTTATTAGGAAATAATCCTTTATAGAACTTAACATCATGTTCATTATGAGCAAAAATACTATCACATTTAGATAATAAATTATAAAAATTAAACTGATCAGGGATTTCATAATCATTAAAAAACCAAGAAGGTCCTTCCTGGATATAATGAACTTTAGAATTATTATTTTTTAATTCACTAATAAAATCTATAGTTAGTAAATTAGAAATGGGGTTGGATTTATCTACTAATTTAACCCCAACAGCATTTAGAAAGGTTTCTCCCTTAGGGAATATAATAAAAACATGATCTTGGTTTTTAACACTTTTGTAATTAAAAAGATTACTATGTACAGCATCTAAAGCATACATCCATGCAAACTCAGTTCTCATATTAGGATGGTTAACAGGAACCTTCCCTTCAAAACCCATTTCTGTAAGAAAAGTTATATTCATAATGTATTATAATATGAATTTTGTTTTTCTTGTCTATCTATATCCTTAGGATGATATAAAGATAATCCCTCCATAGCAGGTAAAGCAGCATATGTTTTGAAACCATTTAAAACTTCATGAACTTTATTCTTCCATTTAATTTGGGGTTTATTTTTCCAAACTCTCCATTGATAATCTGGGTAGTTAACCCATCCCTTTTCATCTACTCTCCAACCCCATTTTTGAATATGTGAGTCAGTAAGCCCTTTTACTGTGTTAATTCTAGGAACTAAATAAACTTCATTTTCGGGGTTTGCTTCTAATATAACTGGGAGCTGGGAAATTAAACTTTCGTGAGGATATTCATCTGCATCTATTTGAAATATATAATCACCAGAACAATAAGAAGTTAATTTGTTTTTCCAGTCAGCAAAATGGTTTTTGAAAGTAGCGGAATAGTATAAAATATTTTCTTCTCCCCTTAGTTCAGATAATAATGACCAAACTTCTGGAGTACCAGCTTTTTTATCAAATAGAATAACTATCTCATCTTCTTTTCTTCTTTTTTTAATAAGGAAATTTAATAACTTAGTTATTTCTTGTAATTCATTACATACAGTTATAGCATAACTTATTTTCATAAACCTAATATATATTCTTTTAATCTATCTTTAGGATTCCACCCTAATAAATCCAGGGCATTATCTTTTTCTCTTAAAGTAATTCTATAGTTTCCTTTTTGTTCAGGTATATAAATACAATCTACATCAAATTTATTTTTAAACATCTGATAAACTTCATTAATTGAATGGTTATTACCAGTGCCTAGTTCCCATGCATCATCCTGTTTTATATTACTATTACCTATTTTAATTAGCCCATCTACTATATCATCAACATGTGTAAAATCTCTTCTTTGTTCACCATCTCCTACTATGGTAATAGGTTCATTATCTCTTACTTGTCTTCTCCAGATACCTATTACGGCAGCCCAATCACCATCTATAACTTCATAGGGTCCATAAACATTATAAAAACGGGCAATTTCTATATCCATTTTATAGGTAAGTTTATACATTTTGCAAATTTCCTCACCTAAATATTTACAAGTAGAATAAGGTGATTGGTAAGGATTATGCCATTTAGAAGATGAACCAGCATAAACAACTTTAGCTCCTATTATTCTAGCATACTCACAAACTTTTTGAGTACCAATAGTATTAACTTTGAATGTTTCATCTGGGTTATTAAACGATGGTTGAATCCTAGACAATCCGGCTAAATGGTAAATTAAATTGTAATCATTACTTAATCTTGGATTGCCTAATCCCTTATATAATTGTTTATAATCCTTATCTGCTGTCCAATATTTTAGATCACTAACATCTTGTTCAATATAAGGTACATTTTTAACTATGTTTTTACGATAACCAGTAGAAAAATTATCTAAACCATGAACTTCATGCCCTTCATCTACTAATTTTTTTATTAAATTAGTACCTATAAAACCTGCAGCACCTGTAACTAGTATTTTCATATTATTCTGGTAAAATCCCTATATAGGATAAAGCTTCTATATAATCACGTTCTACAAAAGATTTTAAAGTAGACATATCCATTTTATGAGTTTGTCCTTCCACTTTAGCTTCATCATTTTCCCCTAGTATAATAGCTTTAACAGCTCCCCAACTCCATTCTTCTAAATTAGCCCCCTGGGCAAAGATCATTCCCTTATCTTCAATATTAATAGTATTAGGAATCCAAACTAATTTAGTTTTAGGGTCCGTCCAAGCTAAATCTTTATATAGTTCAGGTAAAGTTGAAAATTGTTCCTCTAAAAAATCAGAATTTTCTTTCATTAGGGTATTAGTCCAAAAACCACAGGATAAACTAAGATAGTTAGTTATATCTTTATTAATTTCCATTTTATAACAAAGATCCCCACCTGATTTGGGACAATCTATAATAGTATCTGCGTTAATCATTATTTTACTTTATTTAATTTAGGAATATTTAATGTAGGTATTTTTAATTCTACCTGTTTAGCAAATTGAGGTAAATTAGTATCTAATTTTATATCTACTAACTCTTTCATTTTTTCCCAGCTATAGTTTTTAATAGCATGATATCGTTGTTTTTTAGATCTTTTAAGGTATTGTTTATAATGTTTAAATACTTCTTTTAATGAAGAAATAGCATGTTGTGAGCTTAGTTTAAACCATTGGGCTTCCTTTATTAACCAATCATTAGCAGCAGATGGATGAACGTTTTCCAATTCACCTGGAAGTAAAACATTATATTGGGCATTAAGAAAATCCATATGACCAGACCAACCTGAAGCAATAATAGGTTTTCCAGTAGTTGAAAATTCTAAAAGTGGTCTACCAAATCCCTCTCCTTTAGTAAAAGAAACCATTGCTTTAATTTTAGGGTGGTTATATAACTCATTTATTTCATTATCATCTAATTCCCCAGATAAAACATAAATATTAGGTAATTTGGTTTTACCATAAACATCTTTTATAGTTTTGATCCTATCTAAAATAGCATCTCTACTTAAGTAAGTAGCTGCCCCCGTGGATGCTTTTAATATAAGGGCTGGTCGTTTACCTATTTTATTTTTAAAAGCATCATAAAAAGATTTTACTAGTAAACCTACATTTTTTCTATCATGACCAAATGCTCCATGCATCCAGTGACCTACAAAAAGATAACAAAAATCTTCCTTTATAGTAGATAAATCTATATTTTTTATTTCAGAGGATTTTAATGGTTTATAAGTAGTTATATCTACACCTTCAAAAATGACTTCTATAGGTTTATTTAACTTTATTTGTTCTACTATTTGATTAGTTCTACTATCTTTTTTTTCATAGGTCATAGCTTCAAAAGTATTTTTAGCAAAATTAGAGGATACCCAATTCATATCCATTCTATTTAAGCCCTGAATCCATTCTGCTTTACAAGCTGTGGATTCAATACCAGCTGTTAGACCTATGTTATATTTACCTAAAGGTTGAAATTCATTAGGTATAGTTATTTGAGCCCAAATATCAGGTTGTGTTTGTTGCCAATTTTGGGGAACAGTGTGTTTTAATAAAAATTCCCATTCTGGATGATCTAAACAAAAATTCCATGCTGTTTCACCCCATCTTTGAGGTAAAAGTTGAACTTCATACTTATCTAATTCTATAATAGCCTTAACTATATCACGACTACGTGCCCCATAACCTGAGTATGTATCAAAGGGACAACTAATTACAAAACGTGGTTTACTCATTAATATATTATTTTATGATTCAAAAATTTACCTTTATATTCATTAGCATTAATTAATTCATACTTTTCTCTAGGTTTCCATGTTTTAAATAAAGTATTCATAGCTTCCATAACTCTATTAGCTTGATGTTTAGATGTAAATCCAGCTTCGTCACTAAGAGCCCATTCTCTACCCTTTAATCCTCTTCGTTTAAGTTCCTTTCTTCCTAATTGATAGCATTCCTTAATTCTTTCCATAGCATCTTCCCATCTACATCTATCATCATAAATGTAAGGTGTAGGAGGAGAACCTTGTATGGATCTGGAAGTGGGGTAAACAGGGAAGGCCCATTCACCATGTTTCTTAAAAGTACCCCGATGATTAGATGGTATGTCAGAATCCGGGGTGAACCATTTTTTATTATTATCTATAAATCTCATTTGATCCTGCATTCCACCTGTAACATTAGCTATAATAGGTGTGCCCGCTAATATTGCTTCAGTATTAGCTAATCCCCAACCTTCATTAGATGTTAATAAAATATGTACATCTGCTAAATTATATAACCAATTTAATTGTTGTTCAGTAAGCCTTTGATCTATAAAAACAACATTATTTTTATACTTCTCATCAAAAAGATATTCCTTAACTTTAGGCAAATCGGTTCCTGCATCTGTTACTTGTTCGGTTTTAAGTAACATATAACAATCTTTAGCCTTATCCTCAGGTAATGAATCTAAGAATCCTCTAAAGGCCATTAAAGAGTCTGGAATCTGTTTTCTACGAATATTTCTGGAGTTAAAATATAAAACAAAACCTGGTTGTTTATCTTTAAATAAAGAATTTTTAAAGTTAATATAATCTAAATCAGAATCTTCTATAGGAAAAAAATGAGTAATATCCTTCCCATGGGGTATATATCTAAATATTCTATTACCCTCATGTCCTTTTAGTACTAATTTATTGATATTTACGGTTTGTTTAGAAATACCCATTAATAAATCACAAGCCTCATAATAAGGTCTATTATACATTGGAGCAGGATAATCATCCCAAATATTTAAATAAGCTATGGGAATACTTTTTCTAATCTCTTGTTCCATATTCCAAATATGCATAAAATATCTGGGATCAGTAATTAAAAATAAAGCATCAGGATTTTCAGCTCTTAAAATATTTCTTATTAATTGTGGATCCCCATATCCATCCACAGGGTATAAAATTACAGATGAATCCTCTATTTTAGCCTGTTCATTAGTACTTTGACCCAAATCTAACCTTTTTCCTTTTTCAGGATGATTTATAGAACCCGCGATTTGAACCCAATTAAAGTGATGCGCTGTATGTATTACTATTTCCTTAGCTATCGTAGCTACACCAGAATGTACTCTAACATCATCACTTATTAAGAGTATTTTTTTCCTTTTATCCTTAGGGATATACTTAAAGTCTTTATTCATGGATTTATAAATCTAGATTAATTTGATTGGTAATTTGTTTACGAAAATCTTCATTAGTAAGATACAAAAACAAAGCCCTATCGGCAAGTTTTTGAAAAGAAAATTTACGTTTTACACATTCAATTTTAAAATCTTCGAATAAATCACTTTTGACTTTGACACTAGTTAGTGTCATTGGTTTTTTACTTGTCATAATCTTTATTATTTAAAACATTTATTATACATATATCATTATCTACTCAAAATGCGCCTTTGCTCCACATAATTCTTTATCTTCTCCATAAGGACAAAAAGTACAATTCCATTTAGAAGGTGACTTAGGATAATTTAATTCTTTAATATTTCCACTAAAACTAAAACATTCAGTAATAAAATCATTAATAGCATTAGTAGCCCTACTTAATTTTATTTTACCACTAGGAGGTATAAAAGTTTGAACCCTATAAGCCTGATGGGGGGATTTTATATTATCATCATCCCAATTTAATACTTTTCTTTTAACAATAAAAAATTCAATATCTATTTTATCTAGAGGAATCCCATACTGTTCCGAAAAGAATTTTTTATATAATATAAGCTGAAAATGTTTGTCTTCATTTTTTTTATCATATTGACTCCATCCTTTAGTACTGGTTTTAATGTCAATAATTTTAAATTTATCTAGTTTTTCATTATATAATACAACATCTAAATATCCTGTATATAACACGTTATTATACATTTTATTGGGTGCAACAGTAATGGGTATTTCACAACCTACTAGAAAAGTACCTCTTTTACTAAAATATCTACTACGTTTTTTCTTAAACCAGTTTAAAATACCTATACCATCTTCATAAAACTCTCTCATTTCTTCAGCAGAAGAAAAATGTTCATTATTATTGGTTTTATATTGAGATTGATATTCAGTCAAAAAATTATTTTTAAAATAATCTTCTATATCTATTTCCTTATCAGCGGCAGAAAATGATTTTTCATAAGCTACATCTAAATAATGTTGCATACATTCGTGAATTGCGGTTCCAAAAACAGTATGAATAGAAGAATTAAATCTTTTTATTTTATCCTTATATTGTAACTTCCACCTATAAGCGCAACTCCTAAAAATAGACATTTGGGAATATGATACATTTTTTTGGTATGCAAAGTTAATAGGGGGTGGAGGATTATTTTTAATCTCCTTTACGATATTAGGAATCTTTTTAGCCAATTATTTTTTCCATTTATCACGTCCTACTAATAAACCAATTATACCATAATTAGCTATATCAATAAACGTATCTTCCATACTTTCTCCCTCAACAAAATTTTTACCATTAATAAGAAGATTTTTTAATCTAGAGATTTTATCAGTAAGTCTAATACAAAGACCAGTTAATGAAAATTTTTTATCCTCTTGGTTAGTTAAATTACCTCCTAAAGCAATATTATTTAGACCATAATCCATGTGTTTACGGGCAAACATTTCATACATTTCCTCTTGAATGTTTTGAAATTCTTCTGCTAATTCAGGATATTCCTCTTCGAAAAGAACAATAATTTGATTAGTTTCATCTTGAACAATATCTTGAATTTTTTTAGAATTCATTTTGGAAGATATTTCATAATATTTACTTATAGTATCACCCATTTACTTGTTCTTTAGTATTAAAATATTTTTCCAATATTTCTAATCTTTCATCAGCGGAAGCTAATAGTCTTAGGGCTTCATTACAGTTATCCCAATAATCTTTAGTTGAATGGTCTCCAATACCAGCTGGATTATTTGTTAATAATTCAATACTTGCTAAAGCTTTATTTTTATCTGCTTCAGCTTCTGATTTTAAAAATTTATATACTTGTATTTTCATTTTAGTAAAATTTTAAGTTCTTTTTTATTTAATCCTCTATTAGTTAATATACGATTAATTTTTGGTTTATCCAAGATATAAATATATTCCTTTGCTTCTTTACTTGAACATTTAAAATAATCCCTAATATGGTCCACTAAATCTTTATTAGGTTGTTTAATTTTAGATTTAATATACTTATTCCACTTATTATTTTTAGGAATAAATTCTTTATAAATAGAATATATTTTCTTTTTATCTTGGGGTAATATTTCCTGAATATTATTAACTATTTCAATAAAATCTTTATTCATAGATAAAAATCTGTGAATCATATAACTGTTCCAAACCTCCCAATCCTTATCAGTAAATGATTCAACAGGAGGTTTAGTAGTATTTATTGCTTTTAACCAATCAAAAATATTTTTCAATTAACTATCCATTATATATTCTTCCAACTCCTCTCTAAGATCTTTAGGTACGGATGCTTTTAATATTTTACCAGATGTAGGATCATAAAAAACTGGTATAGGTAATAGAGCATCTTCTTCTGTACCCATTACAAATTTGGATACTGTTCTTAAAACTACTCCCTGCTTAAATAATACTCCACCATCAAAATTTTTAAGTTCTGAGGTATTTTTAAGATCAATAGGGGGTCCTGCTTGTGGTTGTTGTTGCATGATTATTTATTATTTATTAAGTTTTGAATTAACGACATTGTATTTATTTCCTTGTCGATTCGGAAATTTGCTTTATATTGGTGTTCGTTTATTAAAATAGCTACTGTGCCTTCTTTATTTGAAAGATATTCAGATGCACGTTCATACAATGCTTTGAATAACTCATCAAAATCATCTACATTAGCATCGGCTATAATTTGACGTATATCATTATAACAATCTATTTTATTATGTTTAGATCCCTCTGATAGGGCATTAATTACTTTATCTATATAATTAGATGATACTAGTATTGATTTATCTAATTTTAATATATTATCTTGTGTAGATAATTGTATGGTATTAATACATTTACGTAAATCAGGATAATATTGATTAACTAAAGGTACTAAATCATTTATTTCATGTGTGATTGATTCTTCGTTGCAAATCCAATGTAAATGTTTAGCAACATCTTTTTTAGTTGGAGGTACAATTTTAAGTACTTGACATCTAGATTGTAATGGATCTATAATACGTTCTACAAAATTACAAGTCATGATAAATCTAGTAGTACGTGAAAATGTTTCTATTATATTTCTTAAGGAAGCTTGTGCTTGAATAGTAAGAAAATCTGCTTCATCTAAAATTACTACCTTAATAGGTTTAAAAGAAGCTACACTAGCAAAACTAGATACCTTATCCCTAATAGTTTCAATACCACGTTCATCGGATGCATTAATATAAATGTGATCACAATCTAAATTAGTAACTATTAATTTTGCTAGTGTGGTTTTTCCTGTACCTGCTGGACCATAAAATATTAAATTTTGAATATCATTTTGATCTAAATACTTAGAAATGGATTTTTTAATATTTTCATTACCAACATAATTTTTTAATTTATTAGGTCTATATTTTTCTACTAATAAACTATGATCCATATTCTCCATATATTGAATATTTTTTAACAGGTTTAGGTTTTACTTCTGTTTCTTTTGAATCAATAGCATATAAATTACTTTTTAAGGGTTCTAATCTATAACATCCCTTAAACCCTGTTTTAACCATATAAGCTTCTAAGGTATCAGTTAAAGTTTTATGTATAGGACCGTCTGGTTCATTAGCAACTAATCTCCATTTATCACCCGGAGGTACTCTCCTAGCAATTAATATGTTTTTTTCTTCAATTTTTGTAGCCATAATATACGAATTATTTTTACATCATCCCCATCATAGATGGATCTATTTGTGGTTGACTACTAGTATCTTCACTAGGTTCATCTACTACTGTACATTCAGTTAATAAAACAGTACCCGCAACTGATGCCGCATTTTCTAATGCTGTTCTAGCTACTTTAGTTGGATCTATAATACCTGCTTCCTTCATATTAACTACTTCATCAGTTTTAATATTATAACCTGCCCATGAATCATCACCTGAATTACATAGTTGGTCTGCTAGTATTTGTCCTTTAACATTATCAAATCCAGCGTTAACTAAAATTTGATTAAAAGGTTTAGCGCATGCCTCAACTACAATTTGAGCTCCTGTTGTGTCAGCTTTTAAACCATTAGAGGCATATAGTAATGCTGTTCCCCCTCCAGGTACTATTCCTTCTTCAATAGCTGCTTTTGTTGCATGTAGTGCATCATCTACTCTATCTTTTTTCTCTTTCATTTCAGTTTCAGTATTTCCACCTACATGTATAATAGCTACTCCACCCACGAATTTAGCTAATCTTTCCTGCAATTTTTCTATTTCAAAGGGGGTTTCAGCCTTTTCTATTTGTTTTTGCAAATCCTCTATACGTGCTTCTATAGATTCGGTTTCTCCCTTACCATCAACTATAGTAGTTTTTTCCTTTTCTATTGTAGCAGTTCTAGCTTCACCAAACCATTCCCAACTAAATTTATCAAGTTTCATTCCCTTTTGTTTATCAAATACAACTCCACCTGTAGTAACAGCTATATCCTCTAAAACTAATTTTCTCCTATCACCAAAATCTGGGGCTTTAACAGCACATACCTTCATAGTTCCTCTCATTTTATTAACAATAAGAGTAGCTAAAGCTTCATTATCAATATCTTCAGCAATGATTAAAAGTGATTTAGCCTGAGCGGATACGGCTTCTAGTATAGGTAGTAATTCTTTTACTTGAGTTATTTTTTGGTCTGCTATAAGGATTAGGGGGTTATCTAATGTGGCAGTCATATTACTATTATTAGTAACAAAATATGGAGACTTATAACCTCTTTCAAACTGTAACCCTTCAACAGTTTCCAAATAAGTTTCCCCAGTACGGGATTCTTCTATATGGACAACCCCCTCCAATCCAACTTTTTCAATAGCAGTAGAAATTAATTTACCAGTTTCAGGATCATTATTAGCCGAAATAGTAGCAATTTGTTCCAATTGTTCCTCACCTGATATATCTTCAGATATATTATTTTTTAAATTGGAAACTACTTCACTAACAGTAAAGTCAATATCTCTTTTAATTTGAACTGCATTTTCATTATTATTTAAAGCACTAAGTCCCGCTTTAATCATTTCTCTAGCTAATAAAGTAGATGTAGTTGTACCATCACCTGCTTTTTCAGCTGTTTTAACAGCTGCTTGTTTAACTAATTGAACACCTAATTCCTGATTAGGATCTGATAGTGTAATGGACTTTGCAACTGTAACTCCATCTTTAGTAGACAAAGGGGATCCTTGGTCATTTGCAATAACAACATTTCTACCATTTGGCCCCAAAGTGGATACTACTGCATCCGCTAATGTATCTATACCTTTTACTAAATTATTTCTAGCATCTGATCCTAATATAACTTCTTTACTCATTGGATATATCTTTTATTTGATTAATTTCTTCTTGACTAATATTTTCCAAAGTTTCATTTAAAACTTCACTAAAATCTTCACTTTTATTAACTTTAGCTAAAACTTGATTTTCAGGACCTACATAATATTCCTCACCATTATAAGGTAGTTTAGTAAATCCCATAGTAGGTAAAACTACTCTATCACCTACTTTTAAAGTAGTATTTATAAAAGTACCAGTTTGTGTATGCATTCCGGGACCTACTGCTACAACTTCTCCAAATTCATTTTTTTCTTTACCTAAATCAGGTACTATAATATTACCATAAGTGGTCTCTTCCGACTCAAATGGTTTAACTATAACCGCATTAAATAGTGCTTCTAATTCCATCAGTATAACTTTTTATTTGATTTTTTATTTCTTTATAATTTTCTAAATATTCTTGTAAGTTATTAAAATCCTTTTTAGTAGTTTTAAGATCAGCTATTTTAATAATAGCTTGACTAAAACTAGGATAATAATATAAAGATTTTTCGTAAGTTTTACTTTTACCATTGGATTTAAAATGGTTAGCATCAGATACTACATTTTCTTTTACTGTATAACTATACTCATCCTTAGTAATAAAATAAGGTTCAAGTAAGGGATCTTTAATAGTTTGAATAGATTTTCTTTTAGTAGTCATATATAACTTATTAATTATTTGTAATATAATATACGAATAATATTGCGCTAGGACACGCTTTTTTTAATAACTCTTATTTAATAGTAATGGATTTAGGTTTAGATTCTGCTGAATAGGGAATATTAATAATTAATAAACCATTTTCCATACTAGCATCTATTTTACCTAAATCGAATTTATTAGCTATTTTATAACCTAAATTAAAGGATTTTTTA